TACACCATAGCCAGCTACTATCTTAATAGAGTTAGTAGCCGTAGTTCCAATGTTAGAGTCAAGGGTAGAGATTACATATCCGTTCGTTCCCACAGTAACTATTTCTATGGCACGCTCACGGAACACCAGAAGCACATCGTAGAAGGGCACCAAAGCCGTAATAGCACCACCTTCACGCAAGCCTACATCAAAGTAGTCAGCAATCCCGAACTGCTCTGGAAGCCCTGCTTTTGAGAAGATAATGCCATAGGGGTTTTGTTCACCACCACCTAACCAGATAGAGTTATTCCAAGTTGCACAGTATTTATGTTGAGAAGAAATAACAGAGGATTCAATAATGGATGGAGCTTCTGTGATTAAATCTTGGTCTGGCATAACATCAATATATTGATTTTCACTATTATTATCTATCTGTGCTACAAGATAATAGATTTCACCAGCACCACCTAAACCATCTTTTCTATTTCTGGTTCTATATAATCTTCGTGCTACTGTTCCTTTGGGACCAACAGGAAGGTCTGAAATCATTACACCATATTTGCCTTCGGCATAATCTGTTCTTACAGGTCTATATGCTCCTGTCATTGTTGATGAAGATTCAGAAGATATAGTCCATTCTACTGTTGCTCTATCTGATAGGGGAGATTCAGAGCCTGTATCTGTAACAAAAGAAATCTTGTAATCATAACGATTAACATCTCCTTTTTCTGGTGTTCCCAATCCTACATAAGAATCCTCTTTAAATCTAATAACAGTATCGCCAGAATCTTTTAAGGATATTTTTTGCTCTGGGATAATACCATCACGATAGATAATATATTTTGTATCTACACCAGAAATAGAAGGAGCGGGAGTTGGAGAGATAAAACCAAAGTCAGAATAAGATTCTCTTCCCCACCACTTAATCATTTTATCAAAACCATTTATGATTAGATTAAATCTACCATAGGTTGTAATCTGTGTTCCGCAATCATCTGGCTTTGGTATTTTTCTACCAGAAGAAATAACAGAAGTTTGTCTTGTAGCAGCGGAGGTTCCCTTATTACCCATATCATATTTAAGTTCACCAGCTTGTTCGTAAAGATAATATGTCTCTGCGCCTTGGTGTCTGGATATAACAGACAGAAACCTAACAGGCTGTAATCTTTTACTTATCTCTGCTGTTGGAAAAACAACAGTAGCGTCAAGAGGAATAAGAGGTTCAATACCTCTATCATTAATCCATCCACCACCATTAGGGTCTGGATGAAAATGTCCTTCTACATTTGATGCAGCATTAGGTCTTGCCTTATATCGTTGGTCAACACCCTTTGCTTCTATCTCTAATGTGCTGTCGGTTTTCATAGTTTATTCCTTATGGTGCCAACTTCAAACTTGCTGGGTCATAGAATGGAAAACCATCTGTGCCAATAGTGAAGCTTCCTCTAACAAAGGTTGTGTCTATTGAATCTACATAACGCTTTTCAAGACCAAGAATAGCTTTCTCAATCTTCTTTCTATAAGTAGCTCCAAGTTCAAGATTTCCAGATTTATTATATATATCTTCCAACACACCATAGACAACAAGTTGATGGAACTCATAGGGCATTTGTGGAGTATCTGTTGCTAAACCCATACGAAGAGGCTTCTTCATATATCTAACTTCTAATCTACGGAAGTATTCTTCTTCTGCTCTTGGTATTACCTCTCCACCTGTTACTGCTGCGTTAAAGAAATCAAAAGCATTGATACGAGGATAAGGTCTAATGCGTGGAATACTTCCATCCCATTCAACATAGCGAGGATTACCGCCATTAAAACTATTAATAAAAAACAGAGAAACTTGACTTAAATCATCATCAACTATAAGTGGTCTGTGAGCAGAAGCAGGAGCACCTTCTGAACCAGTAAGACCACCATTAGTAATAGTTCTCCATACAGGAATACCTAATCTCTTTCCTGTTGTTGGATTAAAGTTAGAGTTGTAATAAAGAACTTTGCGTAGTCCTTCAAACTTGTTTGGTGCATAGTCAGTTACGGAAGCATATGTTTGTGCTGCGATTGGCTTATCATCAAAGGTAGAGAACTGTAAAGTAATAATAGAAGTTGAGAATCCACCCTGTTGTGCTGCTTGTGATTGAAACAATAGAGGTTCAGAGAGTGGACCTATCTTTGCTCCAAGATAATAGAAAGCCCAGCAAACCTCAAAGTATGTAAGGGCTGGTATAGTTGACGCATTGGAATGAACTTGTGAAATAAGTTTTAGTTTCTCTGCTGGTGGAACATTGATAGGAGGAGTGTCGATATAACACTCTGCATAGTTGGCAGTATAATCTTCACGAAGGTTTATATCTTCTTCTCTTCGTTTAGCCAATCCATTTACCTTTCCAAAGGGAGGACGCTGACCACTTACAGCAGGAACATCACGGTGAGACAGATTAAGAAGTTCAAGACAATCTTCTGGTAAGTCATAAAAGCGTTTCTTAACTACCCAAGATGTATTGTCTACAACATTTCCACCACGATAAGGTTCTGCTAATCTTATTTCAGTATCTGAAACTACTTTAAGGATTGTATATTCTCTACCATTTATCTGGAAAAGTTCTCCTTCATAAGCAGAACCAGTAGAACCATATGATTTAGAAGTATCGTGAGAGGAGAATGGACCAAGTGATACTTCCGCAAGAAGCGAAGGAATAGAACCAGAGAAGGTTACTCTGCGTGAACCATTTAGAACGTTGGCATTTTTGCCTGTCCGACCAAAGTTTAGGTCTGGATATATTTTAATAAAATCTTGGACTTGTGAGAACTTCCAGCGTTTTGCTGTCCATATAGAATAGAAAGCATCATTAATCAAATCATCAACTTGGTCTTGATAAGTTTGTAACTCTGGTGTGTAGTCCGTTATGTTTTTAACTTTGCTTCGTAGGTCTTGTAGATTCATAATAGATGATGCTCCTGTTTATTAAAAAACCCTCCCTCCCGTTTATTTGAGAGAGAGGGTTTCTTTTACCTTACAGTTATATTAGAAGGATTTGAGTACCCAAACTGGTGCAAAACCAGCAGCGGAAGCTGCAAGTGAAACACCACAGGGCTGTGCTATATTAGCAGCAACATTCCCAGCAGCTTCGCCAGTAACTGCGACAACTGCAAGTGGAACACCAGCACCAACAACAGTAGCATTTACGGCTGCGGCAGGTGCCAAACCAGAAATAATAACTTCAACTTTTCCGCCGACTGTTGCTTGTGCGGCTCTGGCAACACCACAGGTAAGAGCATTACCAAGGGCTGTTAGAGCAGCAGGAACAACGAAGAGAACTCTATCAGCACCAGTTTGAGTTGTATCGAAAGCAACCCATTGACCAGCAGTAATAGCAGAACCAGCAAGAAAAATCTCTGACTGTGAACGATTGAGAGTAGTAACAGTTGAACCAACAGTTCCAGAAACCAATGGGTCTGTAACTCGGTCTAACTTTTGTAGTATAGTAGTAGTAGCCATTTTATTTTAACTCCTTTTAAGTTAGATTAGAATACGTCGCCATTGATTATTACACCTTGGGAACCAAGATGGTCAGCGATAAGCTGTCCCTTGAAGTATACGGTGGCTGCGCGAGCAGTTGTTCCAGAGATATACTCGAAAGGTGAAACAGCAAAGTCACCGTCTTTGTGGATTACCATTTTGATGCCATCAAAGTTGAGGAAATACATTGAGTAAACGTTTGCACCACCACCGTTAAGTGGCATATCAGAATCTGCTGAAACCATAGCTCCTGCATAAGCAAGTGCCATTCTTCCACCATCTAATGTCTTTTCATCAATGTATCTTTCGTTGAGGAATAGGGTTCTCTTATAGTTTGCGAAAGCTGCGGTTGATGCTATAACAGAGTTGATTTCGCCCATAGGAGTGATTACGTTTGAGGAAGTATAGATGTTATGCATCGCTCCAAGTCCACCAGTACCGAAGGCACCAGCAGCAGTTTGGAACTGATTGAAGAAACCGGGAACGTTAAGAGTGTTCTTGGCAAGACCACCAACAACAGAGGTTTGAGTAGCACCGGGAACACGGGGTTCAAGGAACTTGTTAGTGCCAGCGGTTGAACCGTTGAGAGTGTTCATTGTGGTAAGAGAAGCAGAAGTTCCAGCAAGGATTTGCTTATTAAGCTCTCTGCGAAGAAGAGACATAACGGAACGCATACGAGCTTCGACAATCTTAACGATTGCTTTCTCGCCAGAGTTTTCAAGCTCTTCTTTCTTACTGATTACGATTGGAGCAGCAAAGTCACACCAGTCATAAATGGCTGGTTTAAGAACGTCAGCTACTGCAAGTGATACTGGCTCATAACCAGTTGTCATTAGAGAAATGCTGGAGTGTTCTGCTACGGATAGTGGACGCTGAATCTTGATGCCACCATCTTCGTATTCAATACCACCGTGTTTTTTAGCGTCGTCAAGGAAGGGGACTTTCTTGAAGAGTTCATCTACTTCACCATCTCTGATTGAGTATAGGGTAGATGATAAGAGGTCATTAGTTATTGCCATTTTCTTATCTCCTGTTGGAATGTTTAGTTAAATACATTTAGTTGTTAATCTTACTTGATAGTCCCGTAGGTTATTATCTGTAAGGGTCAACAACTAATGTAAAGTATTCCGTAAGGAGGTTTAGCATTTAGTTGTCTGTCCTATTAGATAAAGGGAACGTCAAGTATTATCGTCTAATCCTGTTGCTGTTCTTATTTACTGATGCTGATGCTTCTGGATTATTCTTAAACCATTGATAGGATTCCCAAGCATCCTTAAACTTTGGCACAGTAACACCATTTACATTTTGTCCTGTCGAGGTTTTGTTAGTAGCAGATACTCTTGCCTTGGCAGCTTCTTTTTCTTTACCAGAATATTCAGCAGCCTTCTGTCCCTTGACAATGTAGTAAGCATCTTCAAGTTTTAAATCTTCTCTTGAAATAAGAAGTTTAGCAATATCATCTCTGTAACTTAATAGGTCTGGGTTTGCAGATTTAAATGCTTCTAACTGCGCTCCACGTTTAGCTTGCTCTAACTCCATCTGTAAAGGATTAAGCATTTGCTGAAACATCTTCGCAGCTTCTTGCTGGATACGTTGCTGCATACCTTCTTCTGACCAAGCATCGTGTTCTATTGGTTTGGAAGCCAACTCATTTATCTGTTTCTGAAAACCACCACCAAGAAGAAGCTCACGTTCTTTTATTAGGTTTGCTCTTTCAGCATCTAACGCTCTTCGTTGGTCTGCTACTTCTTGTGTTTTCTGTGTGGACATAGCTCGTAAGTTAGAGACAAGCTTTCTTGCATCCTCTGGTAAGTGCTGTAAGATTTCGTTATATGGTTTCAGACCCTTGTGGGTTTGTCCCATTATAGGGTCGTCACCAAAATCTGCTGACATTAACTCTTCAAGAGTTATTTGATAATCTCCCTCAACAGGTGTCTCTACTACTTCGGGAGTGGTGCCTACTTCGGCAGTTCCATTTACTTCTTCCATTTTATTATTCCTTTTTTATTGTTACATACGAGAAGCAAAAAGTGCTTCTATATTTGGTGATTGCTCTTCTGTCTTTGCCATAGCCATAGGGTCACCCATTGGCTCTTGGTTAGATGGTGTTTCCATCTCTGTTGGTTTGCTCTTTAAGAACTTTTTAAATGCTGGAACTTTGGATAATCTGTCAAGCTTTCCAGCAATAATGATTACCGAACTATCTCCACCTTTCATTTCGTCAAGAGAGTATTCAAGTTCTGATGGGACTTCTTCCATTCCAACAGCATCGGTTACTGCTTGTGCAATCATAGCAAGAGCACGGACTACTTCTGGTGTAAGTGCTTTTTCTTTTATAGGTGGTAATCCAAAGAGAGGAAGAACTTTATTAAGAGCATTTGACAATCCTATCAAAGCTTTGGGTGATACATTGACACCTTCAAGAAGAGACATATATCCTTCGTCCTCTTCCTGTTTAGCCATATCAATATCACCTTTTAGTTTCTCTCCCATACCCTTGATGGATTCTTCTTCTCCACCCATTTCCATTTCCATTTCTATCATTGGTTTTGCCATAGTTTATTCTCCTGTGAATGTGTTTGCTGAAAGTGTTTTAACTGCACCTGTTTCGCCAATACAATCTTTGGCTGGCAGGACTTCTTCTATTGCTCTTACTTTTGCTTGAACCGAACCACCATACTGTTCAACTTTATCTTTATATGATTGTAGGATTTTGTCCTGTTCCATTTTAATGTTAAGTTCTGCTGACATTCTTTTCTCAACGAATGAATCTCCACCAACATCTTCAAGAGGAATAAGACCTTTGCTTTTGGCAATCCTTTCTCTATCCATCGAGTTATAGTAAGTAGCTCCAAGTCCTCTATCATAGCAACCATTAACTCCCCACTTACCAGTTTGGTCGCCCCACTTACCAGCAGTTTTAGCTGGTGCAGATACTAATGGTTTTAGCCTATCATCACAGGTAGAACAATATTGAATATCTTTATTCTCAAACTTGCATAATCTTTCTGTTTGTTTTTTACAGGTGTAGCAAATATAATCATACATAGGCATTAGTTAAACCCTCTCTGGTGTTGGTGCGCTTGTTGGCATAGTAGGAATGGACTGCGATAGTTGCTCTGCAAGGGCAGCAGAAGGCAGTTGTGATGGGTCGTCAGGCATTGGCATACCTACCGATGGTAAAGCGGCTGGAGGGGCAGGAGGAGCGGCTGGCATCTCTTCTCCAAATGACTTGGGTAAATCAAACTGACGAATGATTTGTTCCTTAATCTTTGCTGGGTCAATACCTAATCCTTGGAGAAC